CATCTGGATGTCGTGGAAGACCTCCTCCAACGCCTGCGCCATCATCGAGTTCGGGTTGGCATCGGCGTTCAGGTACACGACGCCCCGGGAACGCATCGAGTGGAATGCCGGGTTGAACTTGCCGTCCGTTGCCCGGAACCAAACCACGCGACGACCGAGCGCCTCGACCTGCTGCTGGACGCGCTTGCCCTTCTTCGTCGGGCTTGCCTCTACCAGTGTCACTCCTGCCCGGGTGCCAACGTCCGTCAGCACCTGCTTCGGCTCCGCCTGCTCCATCAACGCAGGCATCTCGCTGATCTTTTCCGCTACGGCATTATGAGTTGCCGAAGCCATAAGTCGATCAGTCGCAACGACTTGCAGTTCGTCGTCGATCTGCTTGATCCGATCTTCGATAGCAGTAACAGACTGTTCGGCTCCGGCGGTGGCGCGCGCGCCCATGAGCGCGACGTCCAGTTGCTGCCGCTCGTTGAGCAGGTTCTCCGCACGCTCCTGCGTCTGGACTCGACGCTCCGCCAGATCCACGAGGAACGCGCCCCGCTGCTCCTGCGTCATCCCGTTCAGGCTGTCCAGCGCGACGGCAACCTGCGCAGCCTGCGCGGAATCAAGGTCGGCAGTCCAGTTGGTCTTGGCCTTCAGCGCCTCGGAGTGCTTCACCCGCAGCACGCGCTCCGCGTCGGTCTCCGGTCGCAGTGCGTCTCGACGGTTCATCAGGGCGCGGTTGCCCGTGACCGCAAGCACGGATCCAGTACCGCCGATGCCGCCTGCGACGCCGCCGACGAAGGCTCCGTACAGCCCCTCCGTGATGTCCTCCGACAACGGAGCCGCCGTGAACGGCGCCATCAACGCACTGGAGACCAGTTCTTCCGTGCCTTCCTCGACGCCGGAGGCAGCCACGATTCCGGCAGCCCTACCGAGAAACCCGTTGCGGAACGATGCGGTGCCGTTGGACAGCCGCATGAACGCATCGACGCCTGCCTTGCCAGCCTTGCTTTCCAGCGCCCGGGTCGCGAGCGGAACGCCGCGCTCAAGGAACGGACGCATGGCAGCCTGCCCGACTTTGGACTTCACGCCATACCCGGCAAGCCGACCGATCACCTTGCCGCCCAGCGAAGCACCGCCGAGTTCGACGCCGCTCTCGATGACCGCCTGCGCCTCCGCGCGCGTGCGCGACTTGGCAAGCGAGTACTCCGTCAGAGGTCGCCCCTCGATGGCGTCCAGCGCGCGCTGCTGATCAGTCTCCTCGATGTCGGCAATGAAGCCAGACGAGTACGCCGTCAGCGGCATCAGCGACATCGCAGCGATCGACGCAGCAACCGGGACGTTTCCGGTCGCAAGCGCGCCAGCAGTACCGACAGCCTGCGGCAGGTTCTGACCGACGGCACGGACGATGTCTGCAGCAATGCCTTCCTGCTGCCCCTGCTGCATTCCCTGCGCGGCACCGCGCATGGCGATCAGTTCCGTCCGCAAGTCATCCACGGACAGGCCGGAACCCTCGGGCTCCACGGCCTGCGACACCTTGTCCGCCACAATCTGTGCGGTCATCTGCCGGACAGCGGGATCGGCGTCGCTGAACAGATCGGCGACCATCTCGACCGGGCGCATGACCGACCGAAGGAACTGACCGCGCATACCCGGCGTCGCGATCGCCTGCGCAGCCTGATCAATTCCCATGCGCAGACCGCGCTCGATCTCGCGAGGCTGAACGCCGAACGTCATCATCGTCCCCATGGGGCCGACGATGGGCGTGACCAACTGGTCTTCGTACTGCTGCGCAGCGATCTGCATCAGATCGGCTTCGCCGACGCCGCCGCCGGGGACGGCACCCGGAGCCTGCGCAGTCTCCAGTTTGGCAATCTCGTCGATCGCCGTGGCAAACGCCGTCTTCTTCGGGGCGGACTGGGGGCTGTCGGGCTGCACCTGCTGGCGCAGCACGTCGTCGATCGCCTTCTGGAAACTCGACATGCGTCCTCGCTATTCGCGGTACTTGGCAAGCAGGGCTCTGAAGCGTTCGTAACGAGCGCGACCCTCACGCGAGGTGTCGGCCATCAGATCCTTCGCGGCCCCGATGATGTCATTCACCGGATCACCAGTATCCGGCATCTCGTACCCCAACGCCAATACCTCCTCGCGGAGGGCTTGGTACTTGTCCTGATCTTCCTGCGTGATGATCCCCGTGATCGCCTCGGTCTGGGCAGCAGATGCCTCGCTGCGGCGCGCTCCAGCCCTCGTGGATTCCGCCCGAGCCTTCTCGGATTCCAACTTCGCCTGCGCCATCTCGCGCTCCCGGGAGGTCTTCTCGCGTGCCGTCGCCGCCTGCGCCATCCTGCCCATGGTCATGGCACGCTGCGGGTTCGTCGGCGGAGCCTCCGCCAACTGCTGCGGACTCATGTACTGGGTGGACATCTCCTGCGTCGGCAGCCCACCAGCAAGCCGCTGGGCAATGTAGCGCATGGCAATGTCGCGATCAGCGTCCGACCACGGGCGCGTCCATCCGATCCGACGGGTGTAGTCCTCTGCCCGGGCAGCAAGCGCTCCCAGCCGGAGCATCTGCGGCATCGATTCGATGGCGTCGCGACCGACATCCGAGATCGCCATGTCCGCCATGCTGACCATGGCGTTGGGATTTCCGGTCGTCTGGTAGTACGAGGGGAACGCGGCGGCATTCATCACCGCACCGTCCGGCGGTGCATACACGCCGAACTGCTGCAGGTTCAGCAACTTGATGCGCAGGTGCTGCTCCATCTGTGCCTTGTAGTAATCCGGCACGGAATCGTCAGACATGATGCCCTGCATCTGCGTCGTGTATTCCTCGGTCTTGAAATCCACGAACGACTGCGCCTGCATCCGCGCGACCTGCAGATTGGTGGTGTTGACGCGCTTCTGGATCTCCTGCAGCGCAGCCTCGTCCTTCGCCTTGATGCGCGCGTACAGATCCTGCACGGTGGAATACGCGGTCTGCGGATCGCGCTCCATCTCGATCGCAGCAAACTGATCGAACCCGGGTGCGACCTGCTGCAGTTCACGCGCCATCTCCATGATCGGGGCACGAAGCCTGTCGGCGTCGCGCTTCTTGCGCATCTGCTGCGCCATCCCGATTCGCGCCTGCGCGCGCTGCTGCATCGCCCCGAACCACTGCTGGGTGGTCATGCGGATCGCCTGCCGCTGCCCGTTCTTGTCGGTGAACAGTGCAGCAGGCGTGCCGTCCGGGAGGGTGCCGAAGTCCATGGACTCCAGACCCGTGTAGTACCCGTTCTCAAGTGCCTGTTCGACAGCACCATACGTTCCGTATGGCGCGATCTCCCGGCTGCCGCGAGGATCCATCGCAGCCTTGCGGAGCATCTCGTCGTCGTCGAGAATGTCAACCTGCTGCTCCTCGACGGGACGCTGGAACCCATCGTTCAGCGTGAGCGGAGGCTGCTGGCTGAAGTCGGTCGGCTCCGGCATGTTCGGCATTGCGCTCATCGCTGAATCCCCAGCATCAGGTTGCGGACGCGACCGGACGCGCTTGACGGCGCCTCCTGCTGCATGATCGACGGGAACATCCCGACGTTGAAGTCGTAGGGTTCCTTCTGCTTCACGGGCTGCGAGATCCCTGCGGCAATGTCAGTCATCTTGACGTTGCCAAGACCCTCGGACATCACCGACGCGCGAGACGCCTGACCCTGCGCGATTTGCTCGGCAGTCGCGGCCTCCGATAGTGCGTTCAGGCGTTCCTGTTCACGACCAAACTGCGCTCGCTCTTCGGCGGCGGGACGCTGCAGCGCAGTCTGAAGACCGGGAGTCGCGGCGGTGATGGCCGCGCCGAACGAACTGTACGGGTTGTTCGGGTTGTAGTTCTGCAAGCCTCCGGCAAGTCCCATCAGGAAACTGCCGCCGACGCGCCCGGCGCCGGACAGGAAGTTGTCCCACCCGGACGCCTCCTTCGGCTGAACCTGCGGAAGCGTCTGCATCGCGGAACGAAGACCGACGTTTGCCATGAAACTGCTCATTACCGCTGTCCTCCGAATGCCTGACCGAACGGCGAGAGAGCCTGACCGACGCCGCCACCGATTCCCTCGGCAATCGCGCCGATGCCTGCACCGAGCAGCGCGCCGCCGAGCGCGTTGCCGGAGGCCATGTCCATCATGGCCTTCTGCGTCGCCGCCGAGTACCGATTCTCGATCGGGCGCGTCATCAGGCCGATGTTCTGCTGCATCTGCGCCGCACGAGCAGCCTGCGCCGCAGCCGTGTACTGCTGGTACTGGCCGCTCTGGTACTGCGCGCTGCCGAGTCCGGCACCGAACAGGCTCTGCGCGGCGTTCTGCTCCATCTGCGCGATCGCGGACGCCTGCGCCATCTGCGCGGACGCGAGGGTCTGCGCGTACTGCTCCTGCACCGCACCTGCCTGAAGCGCTCCCTGCGCGGCCACCGCGTTCACCGCAGCCTGCCCGAACGTGGTGTTGGAAAGCCCGGTCAGCATCCCGCTCAACTGCTGGCGCGCGACGGCCAGATCCGTCTGCTGCTTCAACAGGCCGAGCGTGGCATCGCGTCCGGACTCAAGCGTCTTGTACGCCTCCTTGCCAGCGGCAGCGAACGCGGCGCGGGACTGCGCCATCACGTCGCCGTACTGCTTGACGGCGCTGTTGTACGCCTGCGAGTACACGGCGGCGTTCGCCGTCCGCTCCTTCAGGAAGTTGTCGATGATCTTCCCGTACTCGACGTTCGCGTACCGACGCGCTCCGGCGTAACCCTTCTCCATCTGCTTGATCGCAGCGGTGTAGTCGGTTTCGCCTCCGAACAGGTTGCTGAACAGGCCCATCAGTAGGTTCCCTTCACGTTCTTGGTGTGGCCGTAAGGCTCGACCAGCACGGCCATGCGCTCGATAGCCCAAGGTACGCCAAGGCTTTCGATTCGCACATACGCCGCCTGATCGCGGATCCGGCACCGGAAAGCGTCGTTCCTGCCGGGAAGCAGCGTCCCGAGCGGGTTCTGGTTGGTGTTGTCGTAGGTCGCGCTGCTGACCGTGTAGCGCGGGGACACGATGTCCGACGGGAGATTGAACCCCAACTGCTTCTGTGCCGAGTAGTAGGTGTAGGTTCCGCCGGGGGTGTCAGCCGACGTTCCGGGGAGTGTCTCGTCACGGAGCATCATGGTCGCATTCGGGTTGGTCGTGTGCTGGATTTGCCAGTCCGTCGAGGCACCAGACACGTTGTAGACCCGATTGATCTGCTTGGTGTAGGTACGCCCGGTCGGGTCGGTGATCAGGGTGTCGGAGGTCAGGTACGTCCCGGCGATCTCCGTCTCGTAGAACAGGTCGAGCGCCTTGTCCGTCGCCGTAGACCACGAGGTGTTGTAGACGCCGCAGTCGTAGGTGGTCGTCGGGCTGAACACCGCATGGGTTCCGCAGTCCACCAGCACCTCCGGGAAGTCGGGATCCTCGGTCACGGTCACGGAGGTGATGTTCTCTCCGATCGCCTCCTCGGCGGTCTGACCGGACAGGATCGATGCGAACGGGCCGGACAGTCGCTCAACAGGAGTGTTGAACGCAGATTCCTCGATCGGCTCGTCCATCGTCAGTTCGATGCGAACGTCCTTCATCATCACCTGACCGAGCGACGGCTGAAGCACAGGGCCGAACGTCAGGCTGCTCGTGATCTTCTGCGCAGCCGCCTCCGTGTTATCCACGGCGAAGTCGCTGATCGCCTTGTACCCGACCGCAGCCTGACCATCCACGCCGGAAACGAGGTCGCGGTCGAACCACCCGATGTAGCCGTCCTCGCTGCCGAAGGCAAGGATCGGGGCGCGAGAGTCACCGAACGGAAAGTCTCCGCAGCAGGTCGGGGCATGGAACGCAGGCCACCCGGTCTGGATCGGCCAGAAGGCGTCCGTCGCCTGACTGTAGAGCAGGTGGACGCTGCTTGCAGGGAGGTCGGTGCGCGACATCATGCAGTAGACGTTCTGCGCCTCCGCGTCGTACCCAAGAACGCAGTTCAGGGCATCGAACTTCTGCTGCTGGAAGAAGGTGTCGAGTCGACCGCTCGTGATGCGACCGCTCTTCGTCACCTGAAAGTCGTTCGGCTGGACGCGGTATAGACCGTCCTGCGCCATCATGTAGATCGTCTGCGCGTCTGAAGCGCACCACGCACGCTCGGACACGATGCCGACCGAACGCGACAGTTCGATCAGCCGCGCGTCCGTCACCACCGGGTCGGCGGTCAGGTAGGTCATCGTGTGCCGTCCGGCGAACAGCAAGCCGCTCTCGCCAACAGGGACGAGCGCGACGATCGGCTCACCGGGAACGCCGAATCGCGTCGAGGACACGCCATTAACAGCGTCATGTACGTTTCCAGCACTCGGATGCCAGTCGTCCGGGTCGTTGATATGGCACAGGAACCAGTTGTTCGGAGCGGACTTCAGTCCGGACATGGCAAGACGACCGCCGAATCGGACAAGCAACGTCGCTCGATTTGCACCGCTGCCGATGTAGTTGTACGGGCCGTTTGCGTGCGTCCAATCCAAGACTGCCGGAGTCGCACTAGTGATGTCAACCTTCCGATAGAACTCGCCGTCCGCAAAGTAGCAGTACTGCCCGAACACAGCCGCGCCAATATGGCCCGACGACTTCATGGCGTTGATGCCAGCACCGCGTGTGCATAGTGTCGCAGTGCCACCGTTGTCGATGACGTAGACCTCTCCGCCAGCAACAACGATGCACCTCTGGGTCAGCGTGCTGCTGACGTATGCATCCGCGCGCAGGATCACCTGCACCTCGCGGATCGCAGCCGTCGGGCTGGTGTTGAACCGATACGCCCCGAGAAGCGGCCTGCGCTGCCCGAGCCGCAACTTCCCCTTGTAGGCGTCGTAGGGGATCACGTTCATCGCCTGCGCGGTGAAGCCCGGAGGCAGCGCGGAATACGAGGAATCCACGCTGACGCCGCGATACGGGAGTGTGACCGGGGAGTATGGCATCAGGAACGAATGCCGATGAACAGGGTGTTGGTCTGTCCGGACAGCCGAAGCAGAAGACCGTTGTATGTTCCGCTGGTCGAGTAGACGTACTGCGCGTTGGTAGCGAATGTTCCAGCAATCGACTGGTACGAAATCGCGGCAGTACCGCCGACGTTCAGCGACGTGGTGGACGTGGTAATCGCACCGTTTCCGATCAGTTCGCTGGTAAGCGACCCGGTGAACACGGCAAGGACGAGCGCGCCAGCCTGCGTGTTGTCGAACCTGTTGAGGTAATTGGTCTTCGTCTCGTCGGCCATCGAGCCATAGGCCAGAAGCGTCTTCACCTGCGCTGCGGTCAGTTCGATCGGCGCGGCAGAACTTCCGGTGTTGTTGCCGATGAGTCGCGCAGTTGTAATGTTCGCAAGGGCGGACAGCGGAACGTCAGTGTTGGCATCGAACGCTCCGGAAGCAAGCGTCCCGAATCCGAGCGCAGTTCCGGCGCGGCGAAGGACATGGCCGTCGGTTCCTGCGGCAATGTCGGCAGGAGCGCCAGTCGAGTTCGCGGAGCGACCGATGACGGTCAGCGCGGTCGATTGACGCAACTTCGCGTCGGTGACGCCGTCGCTCGTTCCGGTCGCGCTCTTGATCTTCGCCGTCTCGACGGCGTCGTTGGCAAGTTCCGTGACCGTGATGCTCCCCGCATACTGGCTGACCGCCACCCACGTCGTCCACGCGCTGCCGTCGTAGCCGCGCGCGAACGCCTTCTGCGTCTTGGTCGAGACGAGCAACTGCGCGATCGTTCCGCCGGACAACTTGGTGACGTGCAGGACGCCGGGGCCGTCCGACGCAGGCGTCCAAGCGGACGGGACGTTCGACGTGACTGTCGTCGCGATCGCATACCGACCCTGCACGCTGTACCCGGCGGCGTTGATGTCAGTGCCGGACACCGTCACCTGCGGGTAGGTGCTGGAGACGTAGCCGAGCGAAGTCCACGCGGTCGTCGCGTCACCGATCTTGACGTTCCCGGTGTCGGTTTCAAAGCCGATCTCACCGGACTCAAGAGTCGGGTTGGAACTCGTCCAGTTGGACGCGGTGCCGCGACGGATCTGCAACTTGATCGCCATTACTTGTCCTCTTCCACGAACGAAGGCGGCACGCAGTACCAGCCTTCAGGGATGCGAACCTCGTTGTCGCCCAACTGCCAGCCGTCAGCCGTCTTGACGTACACCTTGCCCCGCACCTGCGGCCCCATCCTGATCGGGCTGCTCTCGCTTACCAGCACCGTGCGCGTGCAGCCAGTCGCGAATGCGAGAGCCACCGCGACGAAGGACAGAATGATCAGCAGGAGCGTCAACGCCCGAACCTCTTCGTGGAAGAACGGAATGCGCCCACTGCAGCAGCGACATGACGATGGCTCTGACGAGGTCATACACGTCACTCGGCCTTCTTGTTGTCCTTGGCGAAGATCAGCCCGACGCCAGCAATGCACGCAGCGGCCAGCGAACCCCAGTCCGGGACGGTCAGCGGGTCGTTGTCGGTCAGGGAGGTGAGAACAGCGCCGACCGCGACGAGGATCGCCGCAATGCCAGCGCCAGTGGTCTTCCACGAGGAATTCTTGATGATCTCGCTCATCGGTCGTGCCTTTCCAGTTTCTCCTCGATCTTGTCGAGGCGCTTGCTGATGCTGTCCTGATTCGTCACGACCTGCATCAGCAGGCGGTCGTGGTTTAGATACGCGGGAAGGAGCATTCCGACGAGCGTGAGGGCAATCGCGCAGAGCGCGATCCAGTTCGCCGTGGACAGGCTCACCTTGATGTTCGTCTTTTCGATTGTCATGGCGTTAGATGAACACTCGGTATGGGATCGTCGGAATCGGCTCAAACGTCGGCAACTCGTCCTCCTGCGCCTTCGTCAACTCAAATGACACGCGGATGTTCGCGTGGTAGCGGTTGTCGCCGGGACGCAGAATCACGCCCTCCTCGTCCACCTGCGCCGGGATCGCCCCGATGCGGTCAAGCGTGACACCCGTGACGGGCAGCACCATGACCTCGCCGTCCTCGTCGGTGCGTTCCTCGGCAAGCCCTGCGGCGATGAGGGCATCGTCGAGGTCGGACTCGGTGGTTGAGCGGAGTAGATAGTCCATGTCAGAGAGTGGTGATGGAGTTGAGGGTTGCCTGCGGAAGAGCGGTCGGCCAGAACTTGATTTGACGAAGCCAACCGTTCATGACGTTCACGGCAGTCGAATCACCGTTGCAACCGATACCCAGATGCGTCACAACGGATCCCAATGCGGCTGGAGCAGTTGTTGCCGCCGCATCGGTCACGCCATCACGCGAACCGATAAACGATGCCGAGTCGATTGCGGATGCAAACTTGTGTCGCGTGTTGTAGGCAAGGCCAGTGATCATCGTCCTATCGGTATTCGGTAACGCGGAAACCTTGCGATGCACAGACATCGTTGCTGCCGTGTAGTAATAAATCTCGTTTCCGTAGGAGAACGCACCGCCAGCAGTTCGGTCGAACAATCGTGCGAGGTTCAGGAACCCTGCATTCGGAGTCATCGGGATGCAATCCACGAACAGCGTGTTCGGATACGGATTGCCAGTGATGAACAAACTCGTCGGCATCGTGCAGTAATCAGCCGCCCTGCTCCCCGTGCTTGCCCCGGTCGGGATGTACGAGGATGCGCCGGAGCCGAGTTCGACTTGTGCGCCCCAAACGTAGATACCGTTGTTTGTTCCCGTATACGCAGGAAGACCAGCAGTCGCATTCTTCGTTGTCGCGTTGTAGATGTAGAACAACGTGGATGCCGCAGGAGCATTCATCGTGACCGAAATCCGCCACCATCCTCCGGGGTGCTGAACAGCGCGTGGAGTGACCGTACCCGGAGTACCAGCCGTGTAAGCAGTTCCGGTAGTTCCATCGGCAAGATCGAAGATCACGGAATAATCGGTTGCTGCCCCGCTCAACGTGATTCGCAGTCCAGCCAGCGTTCTCGTTCCATCTCCGCGAACAAACACGGAGAACGTGTATTGCGAACCAGATGTCACACCAACCGCCGTAAACACAGTATGCGCGCTGTTCGCGGTGTCTTCTACCAATCGAATTGAGGATGCCAACCCCGCCGGGTTTGTTTGCGTTGTTGCAGTAACCGCAGATCCATTTAGTCCTGATGGATTCCAGTTGTTGCTTCCACCAGATACAGCAAATGACTCTGACAATGCAGTCAGATTGTTCGCACTCCCCTCAATCAGCAGTCCGCGAGGCTGGAGCGTGGTCGGGTCGTAGTCGAAGCGGGGGGCGTAGTAACCATTCGCTACGCTTCTGTTATACGGATTGGCTGTTGTTCCAATGTTGAGTTGGGGCGCCCAGATATAAACAGAGTCTCCTGCGGATTGTGTCGGTGTGTTTGGATAAATATACAAACCACCAGTACCAGCACCCGTTGGAGTAATGACAAGTTGCAGCAAAGTCCAATCGGTTGTTAGTCCGGTTACTGTGTGATAGGTAGAACCAGACCCACTTCCCTGAATTGTACCATTTCCGCTAACAATCGAAAGTACCGAGGGCTGAAAACTACTAACCAAAAACCCCATTGAAACTCGCGTACTAGTCGCGGCGCGAACCCAGACACGAACCGTGTATGAAAATCCAACCGCCAGATTTGCTCCAAGAATTGTTGAGGCACTTCCGGGAGAAGTTACCTGTAGTTGTATTGAACTAGTTCCACCAAGAGGATTAGTAATGGTTACTAGTGATCTTGCAACATTTGGCCCATCCCAACCAGCCGCCGATGGGGTTTCGCTGTTTTGAAACACGTTCGCATCGGCGTACTGCACCAACCCCTGCGAGTTGATGAAGGTGGCGTTGGTCGTGCGCGTGAACGTCAGGCGCGGGTCGAGGACGCCCGTGGTGAAGTCCAGCGAGAGCGTGGAGCCGTCTCCGCCCTCTACCGGGAGCGTGCGCTGCCGACAACGCTCGACCGGGTCAGAGCCGAGCAGCCATGTCCGGTTGCGTGCGTGCATCAGATGAATCCGATGAGGGCGTTGGCGCTGCCGCTTGCGGCAACCATCTGCAACTCCACCATCTCGCTTCCGGCGAGGTCGATGATCACGAAGCCGCCCGGGCAGGACGCTTCCTCGCCGTTGTAAATCTTCAGGTCGCCAAGGCTCTTCAGGTAGTCGCGACCGGGGCGAAGGCTGCTGACGGCTGATCCAGACGTGGTGCTGCACGTCACGGTGAACTTGGTCAGCAACTTGGGGATCCAGAGCGACACAGCAGTCGAGTACGTCCAGCCGATCGCGTAGCAGGTCAGGGCAACCGATGCCGTATTCAGCGTCTGCAGCACGAGGTAGTTCATGTTCGTGCCGATGACGATGCTGTTTCCGGTCGTCGTAGGCTTGGTGGCCGTAGCCACTCGTGCCGTCGCAGACGACGCTGCCGTGATGTTGGTCGCGTTCGCAAGTTCAAGTACCGCCGGAACGGTTCTGGTGGCGGTGACGGTTGACATCATTCCGAGAAGGCTCATGGTGGTTCCTTACGAGGGATTCTGCACTGGGTTGAGGATGATGAAGCCGGGGCCGTTCCGAGTTCCGGAACGCCACAGGTTCGGCTGTACCTGTCCGAAATGGCTCTGCACCATTCCGTCCTTCTGCTTGGCCGCGCCGAAGATCGGGCCAGCCTCGATCTCCGCGAACCGCTGGCTTTGCTGCCCGTCCTCGTATGCCTCCGCTACGGCGCGGACATACGAGATGAGGGTTGCCTCGACGTGCTTCGGGATCGAGATGACCTCCGAGGTCGCCGTCGAACTGGTGACGGACTGCCACCCGATTCGATACAGAACCTTCAGCGGCTCTGCGGTGGTCGGCGTTGGATACAACTCCAGACGGAACGACTGCGTCGGGGCAAGCGTCGTCGGAAGCACCGTCTTGACGTAGGCACGCCACGTCAGATCCGGGTAGTTGGTCTGACGAGCCGTCTCGACTTCCTCCGGAGACTGGATCCAGAGCGGATAGTCGTCCTTCCAGACCTGCGTCAGTTCAGCGAAGTCGGACGGGAGCGCAACGTAGGACTGCGACACGACCGTCGTGACGGTCGAGGTCGCCTCCCGGAACTTCCACGGATGGGTGAACAGATGCTCCCCTGCGGTGTTGATGATCTCCGCCTGACGTTCCGCGACGGTCTGCCCGGAGGCCGTCGATGGACGACCGCCGATGGCAAGCAGGACGTGGTTCTTGAGATCGCCGTAGGTGAGCATGGGTAATTCCACTGGCCGGGTTTCCCCGGCCAGTGGTGAATGGTTGCACTATCAGGTGCCGAACGAGATGTTGCCGTTCAGCAGGATGCGAGGAGCAGTTGATGCTCCAGCAGTACCGACGAAGATGCCAATCTTCGTGGTAACCGTTGCATTGCTGACGTTTCCAGCGGTGATTGCACTGGCAGTCAGACCGACTGCTTCACCAACCGCATAGGTGAGAGAAGCACTGGTTGCCTGCGTGAGTCCGGCAAGCATCACCTTTCCAACGCCACCAGCAGGAATCGCTTCCTGCGCGACCCCATAGATACCGCCGCTAGAAGCGGCAGTCGTAGTGGGAGCGAGAGTGACGTTTGCCCACTTCGAGGTGGATGCAGCACCAACCGCAGCATCGCCCTGACCGGGCTGTTCGCTCGTCTGTGCAAAGTCAAGACGAACGAGCGCCCACTGGGCGATAGCAGACGAGTCCTTGTTGCGGAACGACAGAATGAGAGGAGTCGGCTGAATGCCGAGCGTTCCGTGATTCGATGCTTCAAGAAGAACCGACATGTGAGTATTCCTTCCTTGTGAGGTGGAGGGGGCGGGATCGCTCCCGCCCCCGTTGCGTAATCAGGTGAGAAGCGGGGCAATGATGCCGTGACGCTGGCGGCTGTTGCAGAACAGGTTCCACCAGCAATCGACGGGCTGCACCCAAGTGAACGGCTGGTTCGGGTGACGCATCACGTCGTGCTTCTTCATGTAGCGGGTCGTGTGGAAGATCGGGGTGAGGTACTGACCGTTGACGAAGTAGTACCGAGCACCCTTGTCGATCGTTCCGGAACCCGTCTCCGTGCCGACCGCCGCAGCGGTGTGACCGGACGTGGTGTTGTTGCGGCCAGCCAGCGTGTCAGCAGGGTTGGTGCCGGACGCGGCAGCGGGGAAGATCGCCGCGTCGTCGAGGTTCGCGCAGTACTCCAGCGGAATGCCGGAGAACGTCGGAGTGTTGTAGGCGGCATCCTGCGGATTGACCAGCATGTCGTTGGAGATGCGCAGCGTCCGCTTGTACTGATTCATGCCGAGACGCGAGCACAGGATCATCTGGCGCTGGAAGGTCGTCTCCTCAAAGTACTGACGCTGGGTCAGGGGAGCCTTGAACATCACCTTCAGGTACATGTCGTCGAACGCGCCGAACAGGTTGAACACCGTGCGGGTGTTCGATGCGTTCGCGTTGTGGCCGACGTAGTCGCCAGCAGCCTTGGTGACCGGGTTGTCGGTCAGAGTGAACGTCTTGTTGTAGAACGAAATCTGGTTCGTCCAACGCGGATCGTTGGTCGGGTTGATGCCGAGAACCGAAGTCCAGCGGGTGCCGGACGAGTTGTACGGGTTGCCGCCGCGCTCACCGAGCAGAGTCGTGAACGTGGCGTTCTCGGTGATGAAGGACGGGAGC